TATTTTAGTATCCTCAATTGATTCTATTTACGATGCGGAAAATGTTTATCCTGCGTCAGAAAATACAAAGGCGGAACTTAATCAGTTTATAGAAAATCTAAATCAGAAGCAGTTTAATAAACTGCAGGAATGGTTTGAAGCTATGCCAAAGTTAAAGAAGACAGTAGAGTTTACGTGTACGAAAAGTGATTGTAGCCACGAAAATAGTTTTGATATCGAAGGTATCCAAAGTTTTTTCGGCTAGCCCTTTCTCACGATAGTCTGGAAAATCATTTCCAAACTAACTTTGCTATGGTACAACACCATAAGTATTCTTTAACTGAATTAGAAACTATGGTGCCGTGGGAAAGGGAAATATACGTCCATCTCCTATTGGAACATATTAAAGAAGAAAATATAAAGTTGCAACAGCAGCAAAGGAAATAGATATGGCCGCGAAAAAATTAGAAGTTGGATCTAAATATGCTCATCTAGATAAAGATGGTGATGGTATTGTAAGTGATGATGAAATGATGATGGAGCAAAAAATGATTGAGTTAGAAGATATGCGAAGTGATATGGAAAATGAAGATAAGAAACAAGATGCACAAAGAAATATGGCATGGTTTGCTTTGTTTGGTATGTTACTATATCCCGCCTTTGTTATTATTGCAACACTTATTGGCTTAGATAAAGCTGCAACCATTTTAGGTGATATGGCTGCAGTATACTTTGTCTCCGTTGCTGCTATTGTTGCAGCATTTTATGGCAAAGAAGCTATGACTCAAAAAAGTAAAACACCAGCACCAAGGAAGTAAGTTATGTCAGAATTAGCTCCCATACTCGAAGAACTAGCCGAATCAAACGGTGAGATTGTAGTCCATACACGGAATTCAAGGCGACATCTTCTAGAGATCAAACCTCAGATTACTCAAATGACTACTTCAATTATGGAGTTAGTTGAGATACTTAAAGGCAATTCTCTATTAGATGAAGAGATGCGTCGAGAAATGTTAAGGAAACTAGATGCTCTTAAACCAGATGCTGGGCCAGTCGATCGTGGTATTAAAGATGCTGGCGCTGATGGTGGAGGAGGAGTAGGTTTACTTGGTGGTTTAGGTATTATGGCTGGACTTGGCGCAATTGCAGGTCTACTAGCTGGTCTCGTCAAAGGATATGTTACTGGTGTTGCGAAACTATTAGATGATGTTGCTTTAAGACCAATAAGAGCTTTCTTTAGAGTTATTGGTAATGGCTTTGGTAAAGTAAGAGATACAGCTAAACTTTTAGGAGAACGACTTATAAAATTTCTCCGACTAGATGACTTATTTGATGCAGCAAAAACAAGAGTAACTGGAAGAATTGCAAAGATTACTGATGGAATTGTTGATGGACTTCGTTTAATTAGAACTACTTTTGTTGAGGGTACACTTATTCAACGAGTAATTGATGCATTAAAAGGACCACTCAATTTTATTACAGATTCATTTAATAAAGGTATGGATTTAATTCGTCCGCTTTTTGCAGCTGAAACGAGTGTCTTTGGTAAAATTAGTGGATACTTTAAAGAATTCTTTTTATTAACAGACGAGGCTGGTGGTAAAGCAAAGAGCATTATTGCTACTATTACAGATGCTATCACTAAACCATTTAAGGGAATTAGAAATACATTCAATACGTTTACACCGTTCTTTGATGCTTTCAAACCAATTGGTGCTATCCTTGGTCGTTTACTTATTCCAATTAATATTCTTATTGGTATATTTGATGCTGGCTTTGAATCATTTGACGCATGGGGAAAGGTTAATGGTAATATCTTTCAAAAGATTTTAGGCTCTTTAGTAGGAGCTCTTGGTGGTCTTATTGATGGACTTGTATTCCAAATCTTAGACCTTGGTAAATCTGCATTATCTTGGATTGCAGGAGCTCTTGGTTTTGAAGCCTTTGAAGCAAAGCTAGATTCATTTAGTTTCTCTGAATGGTGGAATAATATATTAGATGAATTGTACAAGTTTATTAGTGCACCAGTTGATACATTTAAAGAATGGGTTTCAAAAGGTAAAAAATTATTAAAAGATGTAATTGGTAGTCTTATGCCAAGTATTGATGCTTTCTTTAAACCAATACTAAGATCTATACTTCCAACAGGTGGATCTAAATCAGATGGCTGGTTTGGTTGGGTTAAAAAGGCTGTAAGTTCTGTTATTCCAGATGCTGTATATGATTATGCAGGTCTGAATAAGAAAACAGGTGAGCTTATTCCACAAGAGGTTCCAACATCAGGACAAGAACTAAATGCCGAAGAAATGAATAATGCTGAAATGAAACGTATGCAGCAAATAGTTCAAATCAATGACAATAAAAAGACTGATCCTATGGCACAGAGGAATGGTACTAATACAACTGTGGTTGGTACTAAAGCTACTGCTGGAAGAAACAACTCAGACAAAACATATTCTGTAGGTTAATAGATACAAAAAGGCCCCAGAGAGAAAGGAAAAACTCTGGGGCCTTAGTGCAACTAGCTGAAGTGTTTAACCTTCTTGTGCTAGTTTAGCAAAGTAACTCATAGTATCATCATCGCTATCAGATGATGGAGTTACATTACTTTGCTGCGCCGCTGGAGCCGGCTCCGTTGGAAAGGAAGGACTTGGAGCAGTCTCATCAAGCGTTACAGCTTCAGCCGTAGTCAGTGCAACTCCGGCTTCGCCTAGTACCTTACTTAGTTTTGCACTAAGTTCAGCATAGGACTTATAGTTTTTCGGATCAAGGAAATCCGATAGACTGTGAAGGCGGTTATATACTGCCTCCAACTTTTCATCATCACCTTCGTGCAATGCACTAGCTGATGCAAACTCCGACTTATCATAATTACGATAGCCTTCAACTTGACGAATCTTGAGTTTGAAATCCGCACCTTCCCAGAAATCAAATGGATTGACTGGTTTCTCGTCTTGGAATTGCGGCTGCATAACATCCATAATCTTATCAAAGATCTTTTTACCAAACTTATAAAGGAATACTTTACCTTCATTGTTTGGATTGGATGGATCAGATACGACCATAATATTAGTTACATAATGCAACCTACGTTTACGATCACGAGCCGTAGCTTTATCTTCGTCACGACCTGTATTCCAAAGAACCGAATTCATTTCGCCAACTGGATCTGGTTGTCCAATAGAGGTTAAGCTATTTTCGATATACCACATTCCGGTTGGACCTTTGAACCCATGATCCCAATAACGAACCCACGGGAGATCCTCGCCCGTCGGTGCTGGTAAGAAGCGGAGTACTGCATAACCATTACCTGCTTTATCAACAGTTGGTTTCCAGAACCGCTCATCTGCGTAAGACTTCTTTTCACCTCCGCCAACTGATTCAGCGGCTGAGACTAGGGAAGCGATATCGTTTGCACGATTAGTTTTTAGATTAGCAAATGACATATTTTATTTCTCCTGTATTTTGTATGTCTGAATTATCCACATTTTTCATAATATAATAGTTATTATAACACAGTTTCATTACTTTGTAAAGGACTTTGTTACAATATTTGCAAACTTTTTTCTATCAAAGTTTACAAAACTTTCGTATTTTCTTATTTTTCGAGATACATCTGGCCATAAGATAGTCTCAGTAATTGTCCGGTCTGCTACTTTCATAAACCCTGTAAGCTTATTTAAGATGACCACAGTTTCCAAACAAATATTACCACTCATATATTCCTTAACAATAAAGGGATGAGTTTCAATAGCAAACAGATCTTCAAAAGAGTCAACCTGTTCAGCTAGTGTATTTATATCATTTTCAAAAGTGTAACTCAGAGCCTGAGTTCTCTTCTGCCACTTGGTATAGTTATCCTCATCAGTCATCATATCACCAACCCATTTACGATCTTCAATAAATTGAGATATGTAATAGTTAATAATATCAGGACCTTTGTCGTATTTACGACCAAGCTTTGCAAAATGATATTTGTCTTTTCGTTTCCAAAAGGAAGATGGTTTTGCTGAAGTCTTAAAGTTATACTTAGGCGCATCATAACTATCACTTTCAAAGTGTAGTTTAATTGCTAAGTAGTAGCTATATGCTTCAAATGGTTCCATATTCATTATCTAATCCTAAGTCTGGTTCATCTCGTCAGAGTGGTAGGGTATTACCACCATCATGGGCAATCAGATTCAATTCAATAGCTTCTGCTTGTATCTTTTCTTTAAGAACTGGCCCAATAAGGTTACCAATATCAGCAGGATCTAATTCTCTGGCAGTACAAATTGATAGTACTGCATCCATGTATGGCATCTTAGTTTCGGTTACCTTATCTTCAACCAACTTAGAGAACCTTTTCTTTGTTAATATAATTTCTTCAATCATTTCATTTCCTGTATCCATCGTAGGCCGACATATAATGTGAGGCCTACAATTGCTGTTGTTCCAAATGTTACTTCAAAAAATCCTAATAGACCACATACAAACATTGTAATAATGAATGCATGTAGATCTAATCTTGTCCACTCATCCGCACTCATTTCATAGTTACTTTAATGAGTACGGTATCTTTATTGATACGAGCATTAGGAGTTCCAGTCTTAGTGGTAAGCTTTTTCCAAGCTGTATCTAGTTGCTTGGGCGAACCACTAAGAGCTGTTGGAAGGAACTCATCTGGTTTACGTAGTTTTACTTTACGAGAGCTTTCAATATCTACATTTTTGATTGTAGATCCACTCACCTCAAATCCATTAGGTGACTGACAAAGCAATTCAGTAAACTCTTTGTTCTTTACATTAAAGGTAAAGAGTCTCATAGATCCTGGAATACTCGTTGGTAAAATTGACGTTAGTTTATACTCACTCGACTCCTTAAGATACTGCAGTTTAACCACTTGCTTTTCTGCTGTCTTAACTTTTGGAGTTCGAGTTTTACGAGTTGCTTTTGAAGATGCTTTAACTTTTTCAAGATCAAGTAGCATGTCTTCACAAGCTTTTATTCGTCGCTTAAGCTCTTTTCTTTCAAGGTGTGAATAACCTTCAACAGCCTGTTCACATCTTTTGTGGTAAGCATCTGAATAATCTAGTAGCCATCCTTCAATTTGCTTCTTAGGCAATTCAATTGATGACCCAGTAAGACCATGAAATCTAAAACGATTATAGACATCAAGCGTAGTATTTTCGCCTTCAATCCATTGATCTTCTAGTTCATCCAAGTCTGTCATAATAGTAGCTTGTGTCTTACGAAATAGTTTTTGTTGTGGTGTAAGAACAATTACATTTGATTTTTCTTGTACTGCTTCAGCTTTTTCTTTGAGGATCTGTTTTCCAGACTCAATAAGCGTATCCATTTTCTTTTTAGCACAAGTTTGATAACCATGTAGCTTTTCATCCATGTCCAAGAAACTATTACCTGCTGCAATCCAAGTAATTGCTGCTGGGATATAAGAGAAAGCTGTAAAGTTCCATTCAGGGTTAGCAAGGATAGCCTTTGCATCGCCTTTAGAGTAGTTCTTTTTAACCCAATCTTTAGTTACTTTTGCAAAGTCTTTACGATCAACTTCCATATGAAAGTAAGACTGACATGCGGTCCATGTTTCCATTGGGACACCAGCAAGACCTGTACGAGCTCTTGCACGAACGGTTTTCTTTTTAGTTCTTTTTGGTATAGCCATTATATAACCTCCTCAATAGTAATTTTATATTTCTTAGAATTCATATCAGTCATTTCAATAGTCTTTTTAGTTGATTGAAAGTAACCTTTAGTTGGATGTAGATCCATTTCAATAGGACCAATCAACCCAATGATACCTTGCTCATCATATGCTAATAGAGATTTTCTAACTGTATCAGCAATTTTATCACAATATGCTAACATTATACAGCCTCCCTAATTTGTTTAAGTTCTCTTACCATTTTAAGCTGAGCTTCTAGTCTTTTAAGAACTTTAGGAGTTGCAACCTGTGGGTTATCAATTTCCTGTTGGATGAAATGTGGAAGAACTCTAAGCATTCTATCGATATTTGATGGATTGCCAATTAAGTTCTTTTTAAGTTGGTTTGTACTAATCATAAAATTTCCTTCCTTTTATCATTTTATAAGTATATTATATCATACTTTTA